CCATGCTGCGTAGGACAGCCCACTTACTAAGGCTAAGGCAAATGCTATTATTCCGGTTATCTTTCCCTGCATACTGTCTAGCCGCTGTCCGTTGATAGCTTGCTTGATTAGGGCTTGTTGGACGATGTCCTTTAACTCTTTAACGTCAGCCTTAATCTCGTGTATGTCGTCTTTCATTTGAGTCATTAGTATGCCCACGTTGGTTTTGATTGTAGCGCCACATCCCCAGAGAAATAGTAGTCCGTTGTGGATCCACTAATGTGAGAAACGCTCATTCTAGAGGTTGAACCACTCACAAAAGAACCTCCAGTAGTAAGTGTTCCAGAACCTGGAGCAGCAGTAGTAGTTTGAGTTTCGAATAGAACTCCATTTATAGAAATAACAGCTGCCGTTCTAGTGGATGTAGTTAGAGTCAAATTAACTTTAAGTTTCATTCTCCAAGAACCGTCTTGCATTTGGTAGGGAATGAAATATGTTTCGTCCACTGAACTTAAGGCTCCTCCACCACTAAATAAAGTCACTGTGGGCGCACCCCCACCATTGTAACTTCCCCCATGCTCGTAAACTTTCTTGCCCGCAACCGTAGCAGCCGCATCGCTTAGTAGCGTGGGGTCGTAGTTGCCGTAGAGGACTGCGGCAGGATAATCCCTAGATGCTTGCTCTACGGTCCAACGAACGCGTGAGTTTGATACAGGTAGACCAGATCCAGAGCCAATATAAAACGTACCTGTATTAGCCGCGCCTAGTATTTTTACTTCTTGCGACGTGACGGCATTCACATCTAAAAACCCGCAGAAATATATCCATTGGCCCTCGTTAGCAGTCGCGATTTTATTAGTTGCCTGCGTTAAGACTGTTGAGGTATTGGCTGTTAACTGAAAATCCATGTAGGCACCGCCATCGGAAACCGCCATGAATCCAGCGCATATTTTGTATTTCCCAACAGATGGCGGTGTGAATTTGATACCCGGACGATTGGTCCCAGGTGTCCCGGTATCGTAGCTGCTTATGCTTGTAAAGCCAGAATTTTTAACAGTCGTAAGCGTACAAGATGCGTCGCCAGTGCTTTCAGCAAAACTTGTAGACGTTACCGCGCCAAACGCGCAATCAGTGTCGTGCTTTACTTCCAGAAAAGGAGCTTGCGTACGGGGCTTTTGAATCGCGGTTTCTGCGTCAATCGGGAACCTAGTGACGGTGAATGAAAGCGTTTTATTTAGTGAAGCATTATCTAAATACAAGGTGCCTGAACCAATTGCTCCGTGAATCGAAAATGTGCGTGCGCCACCTGTCGCGTAATAGTAAGACCCTGACGAAACCATCAGCTGCCGAGTTGGTGCACCTGTTGCTTGAGCAGCGTAGCTAGCGCCGTAGATTGAACCGTCATAGATTGCTATCTGAGCATCTGCGCCTACCGAGCCGTCGATAGTTAATGTAGCATGAACAACGTAGTTTCCCGGTGGCAAGTATGCAAAAACTAAGTCAGGCAAGTCATTGTCTGTCGTAGTGATATTACCCGCCCCGCTGCCGCCGCCCACGGTAATAGCTGGGCAATCGGTGTCAGTACCAAAAGCGCCAAGCGTAGAACTAGCCCTACTCCAGCTACAGCTGGTCGTGGCTACGTATGATGCACTAGCGTACAAAGTAGCTTGACTAACCTCAACTTCTCGAATGTCAGACCCCAGATGGAAGTTGTCGAAGTACAAGATCGCCGCATCAGCGGTAGACGTAAACTGAAACTGTACGCCATCGGTACTAGCTGGGCATGTAAAGGGAATATCCAGCGGCGACCATATGCCGCCGGTGTTCGGTACGCTGACTTCAGACGTTAGCGAGGTAGTGCCATCGTCTAGTTCAACCTTGGCTGTAAGGTCGCCGGTAGTACCTGCAAACTTGGTCCAAATACGAGCCAGGCAATTTGCGCCCGAAGTTCCCGTTCCTGTTACTACAGAAACCGCATCGCTTGTAAGCGTTTGAGTGCTAGCGCTTGCATCCCATGATCCCGACTGGTCTCCCATGTAAGGCGCAGCGGTATACGCTGCATACGTTCCCGCTGAGGCTGTCCAACCATCAGGAGGCGACCCGCTTTCTAGATCCCAGTTGTTGTCTTGCTCTTGAACTAAGTTGAGACCACCGCCCCCACCACCAGAGCCGATAGCCTTAAAGTTGGCACCATCGTTAGAAAACTGGATCTTACCAGCAGTCTCGTCCCATTTGATCCTAGGCGGAGTAGCCGATCCCTCGTCAAACTGGATCTCTTTGTCAGTTGAGCTACCAGCACCAATTTTCAAGGTGTCTTGAACCCGAGTAAATCCTGCGGCGTAAATAACCGCACCCCCTAGCGTTAGTAGGGTCATAACTAAAATAAAACGCTTTAATCCATTCATTGAGGCTTCTCCTTTTTAAACTTCACTAATGGTTTGAGATACAACGGGCTTCTTCCCAGCGGTCACAAGTGATTCGTCAATCTCTGTATCGGTCGAGACAACGAATCTGGTTCCAATCACTTTAGCGTAATCAGCTTGAGCAGTCAGGGCAATGGCCTTATCTCCGCCGGTAGTAAAACCAACGAAACGACCATTAAACCATTCAATGCCTTCAGCATTCATGCTGATTCCTGTAGTTACTGAGCCCTTCGTAAATGTAACGCCAGGGGCACAAGTAATTCGCCAGTAACTCTTTGTTAGGTCGACAGTGGTATTAATCGTCTGGCTGGCAAGTATTAGCACCCGAGCATTTGCTCCTAGGGCACCATCTGCTACAGCCAAAGCGAGCGTGTCATGAGTAGCAGCAGCATTGGTTCCGGTGTCATCAATTATGGCATCGTAGTGCTCAATAAGCCGAGCAAGCAGAACGTCTGTCTGTGCTTCAAAATACTTATTCCATTTGTCTTGAACCCAAAAAGTCCAGTTCATCCATTGGAAGGGAGGCCTTTCGCCTTGTATCCAACCGAGCAGTCTTTTAGCCCCAGTAGGCTCCACTTGCTTGGCAGCATCATCATCAGTTACCCAGTCTAAATGCTCAGCTGGTTTAGCCATTGCGTTATACTCCTAAAAATTTTCCGCCTAGAACAGGGTCATCGAGGCTCCCGAACCCAGCGGAGGTTTCGTCGTTGAAACTTACGTCAAATGAAAACTCAGGAATGCTTGGAACGTACAAAGCACCAAGTTTTCCGCCTATCGTTGAGTCAAATATATCACCAAATCCCCCGGCCTCGCCTGGTCCACCGGAAAATGCAAATGCGTCATCGCCATCCCAAAAACCGTAGGCATCTATCCTAACTCCAGCAGGGACAACTGACTGACAGAAATCATAAAGCAAATCTACAAGACTTGAATCAATTTCGTTGTTCGAGCTTATATAGACACCAGCCGGGTACAGCTCCTGCAACAGTGCGAGGTCTGACGAGGTGGCGAGGTTATAAATTTCAATGATTTTTTCGGGGTCTCCCTGAGATACATTAACCCCGATTTTTGCAAGCAACAGAATCCGGTAGGGCTCATCCTCAAAACCAGCAGGTCGAGCGAGCCCTACAATGGAGCCTAGCCCGTCAAGTTGGGCTCCTATGGCTGTAAATATCGTGCGGTCAGTAAGTAACGGGTACAGGCTGTCTTCAAGGTCCTGAGCACGGTTGCCGACAATTCCGGCCCATGCCTCCATATTGTCCTTGTCCTTAAACTGGGCAATCAACCTGTTCAGGGCATCGGTATTATGGCTCGTTATCTTAGAAATTGTCATGAAGTAGCCACCGTGATTCTAGAGGTATCGAATTCGGCAATCTCGTCCAGGTCAATTGAGACGTTTTCGTCAAGTGTCGGGCTGACTGTTTTCCCGATTCTGACAACAGCATTTAAGATTCCAGGTACCCCATTCAAATAAGAAATCAATGCAGGAATCACGATGACGTCATCACCAAGGTTTAGAGTAGCACCGTACAGAAGTACCTGAGCTTTAACTAGGTCTGAGCCGTCAACAGGGAAGGCAGACGAAACCGTGAGGTCAAGTTCCAAGTAAATATCGACAACCGTTGGTCGGCTGAAATAAACGTTCTTAGTAAACCCTTGGCTGTCTGTTATTTCGATTTCTTCTGATCCAAATGACTGCATTCCGGCTGGCTTATTTGACCATATGGAGGCAGCAATATTTTCGTCGGTTCCACCTTTTACTAGGGCCTCAAAGCATTTGGGGGGCCTGCCGTCAGCGTCTTCAAGAATGCTTAGGTTTTCAAATACCGTTACAGCCTCTACTGCGTCGATATCTAGCAGGTCAGATCTAATGGCAGCAGCGGTGGACGAACCAGGCCTTGCAAGGGTCTCAAGCCTTCTGAGTCTTAGCTCTGCCGGAGTTTCCCGGTCAAACCCAACAGTGGCGTCTGTGGCATTCGTGGCAGAATCTACCCCGAACAGAGACGATACAATTACAGTAAGAGTCCCAGCTAGGGCCGCCTTTGCTCCTGTTTCAGTAGCTCTGACGGTGACGTCAACCGTTCCACCGCCTCCTATAGTGACTTCCTCAGTAGTAGCAAAAACAAGGTCAGAATTCCCGCTTACAGATACTTGAAATCCTTCTGGTACTACCGTTGCAACCGTTCCTGTTAGGGTTACGACAGCCGTGGAATAGGTGGCAGCATTCCGCCTAATACCGGTCAATGCAACTACATCGTCAAGGGAGGCATCGTCAGCAGTGTCCGGGTAATAGGCATTATAAATTGCTTCTGCAAGCTCCCAAAGAAAAGCTTCCCGCTCTGAGCTAATGCCAATCATTTGGCCTACAGGTCTTCTGGGGTCAAGGTCAACTGAGTTACCGAAGGCAGTTTTATACTCGTCTTCGATCTCAGATTTTATTTGTTCTAGCGTTTTTCTAACGAATCCCGCAGATGTTAATCCAAATGACAATTCACACCTCGAAAGTCAAAGTTTCTTCAAGAATCCCATCCTCAGCCTGGACCGAGAACGTAATCGATAGCTGCCGATCCCCTGCTTCGTAATCTAATGATAGCCTTCGCAGAGAGATGACGCCAACGGTGTCCCGGATCTCTTTGGCAAAGATAGCATATAGAACTCCGAAATTTGGGTTCTTCTGGCCTAGGATATTTTGGTAGTAGGGGACACCGATTTCTGTATTTAGAAACCATTCTCCCAGAAATGTCCTTAGCCTTGTCGCGATCCTGTCTATCAGGGCAGACACCCCAACAACCGGGACGAAATTGCCGTTTTCAAATTTGACGTCACCTACATTGGTAAGTTGGTAGGTCATGCTCATGATATTGTTCCCGATCCGGCAGCTACAGCTGCGCCAGGCGAGACACCCGGCGTGGCAACGGTTACTTGAGCATTGGCAATCAAGTAGTTAACTATGGCAGTGGCCAATTTTAGGTTTTCTTCGTCCTGTATCGTCGTATTAGTAGCTGCTCCCTGCTCAGCAGTAATTGCAGCAGCTAGTCCAGCCGGAGTAATAGCCATTTAAACTCCCCCTTTCTGAGTAAATAAAGTCTCGCTCAATATATTAGTTGCAGCAGTGTCGAGCGCCAATACCTTGGCAGCCAACAGCTCTGCTTTGTGTGTAGTAAATGCCGCAGCAGTCGCGGGATTAGGTGCAGTCGAGTTACCTGGTCCGGTTGTTAGTCCAGACGTTCCTGCAATCATAATATCAATTATGGCATCAAGCTTCTCATTGACTGTATCTAAATAGTCCTTAAGGACATTACCAAGTATGGCGGGCTCAGTATGCACCCCAGTGGTGGTTCCAGCCTTCACCGTGCCGTCATCAGCAAGGGAAACCATGGCGTCCCCATTCATGATTACAAAATTACCAATATCAAGAATAGGAACACTCATAGGGGCTATGTCTGGATAGCCTCCAGGATAGGCAAATGCGTCTGAGAGGTGAAATTTCCGGCTATCCTTAGGGTTTACTACCCCTCCCCGAACTCTCCATGCGTCTGTGCTGCGCTCAATGAAAAACAAGGTTACATAGTCACCCTTGGCTAGTGGAAAATAAATGCCCCCCGAGGTCGTCCTGGGCCACATGATCGGGACATTGGTCAGCTTTGGAATCTGAATCTCTGTTCCGTCTGTGAGCTCTCTTTTTAAAGCTACTTGGATATCAGCGGTTTTAGTTACAGGATCAAAAGAATCGACGACACCAGGCAACGAGGTATGGACGTCCAAAAGCCGCCTCTCAATGGCATTGCTTACAGCCTTAACGAATTCGGCAACGGTGGCATTGGCTTCGGTCATACTGGCTTCCCTTCAATCGTTGACAACCAGTCTCCCCTATCGGTGTCTCCGGCATGAATGACTTTATCGACAATATAGTTACCAGTTACCTCTGCGCTCTGAAGTACAATAATGTTCCCCGGCAAAATAAGCGGGTTTAGCAGGCAAGAAAAATCTACTCCCTCTTCAGTTTTAGAGGGGCTCCCGATCAAACCAGTATTAGAGGTTAGCAAAACTGGCTGGCTAATGGCGGCCGTACCAGTGGCAACAATTTGAATCTCACCATCCTGCACCGACCATTCAAAACCGAGTCCCGGCAAAATCTGGTCCAGAATGTCTTTGGTATTTCCATCGTAGGTTCCCCCCGTCACCATTTGCTTTGTAGGGCTTATTAATGGAGGTATTTTATTTGTCAGGTTAGGAAACGAGGCAACCAAGTCTGAGACGACCGAGAACAATGGGGTCCCCTTAGGGAAACTTTTAGAGATGCGGGCCGTAGTAAGGTCGTTCTGCCCGTCACCGCACTCCGCTTTCGTTATTCTGTCGAGAGGTTCTTTAACGTGATTTACTTTTGTAATATCTCCAATGAAAATTACTTTTAAATTCTCACCGTAGCCCGCCTCGACTTTCAAAATATTGTCTTTAACAAATAGAGTCCGAGACTTCTCCGATAGGTTATAAACTTCTACCGTTGCAGCATTGGCCGAGCTATCCTTTGTCTTTTCAATTCTGAATCTGCACCGCAGATTTTTAATGGCAGTGCCCCCGGTAGTGGTCGAGCCAACCGTTACAACTGCCTTGCGGTCAAATTGTTTATTAGCAATCACCTATGTTCCCGCTTCCTCGTAAATCAGCAAATGAGTCTCTCCTAGGCTTTCGTTGGTAGGCTCAAGCCATTGCCCGGTTGTATCAATGCAGAACAGCCTCCCCTTTGGAAGGTTTTTATCCCTAAACCTAGTTAGTAAATCAGCATTAGCAGTAAGCGGTACCGAAATTAGCACCGTCTCCCCATCAGAGGCATAGATAGTTATTTGCCATCTTTCAGATCGAGTATTCCATTTAAAAGAAAAAACATAGGTCGTATTATCTAGGTCGACTCTGTACCTGTAATTGTCGAAGTCACTTCTAATTTTTAATTGGATTACTGCCATTATCCACCTACTCCAGTCCACCGGCTTAGGATGCTTCCTAGGCTGCCGTCGTTAACCGCCTCAGTTGGGGTCGATGTCGCTTGCTTGCCGAGGTTTTTTGCTTTGGATGCGATCCCCTTAGCTATGTCAAAAGCATCAACGGTCTCAGTGCCTACAAAACGGATCTCTTTAAAAGAGACTTTAATAGGCAGAGACTTTCCCGCTTGGCTTGATTTTGTAAGGGTTACGCCAACACACATCATGCTTTCATATACTTGGTAGCCGGTAGTGATTTTGATTACAGTTCGGCTGTCCCGTAGGCCTCTAAAGAAGCTGATCGCATTAGCTATTCGAGATCCGCCTTCAAATGTCATAGATGCAAGGTCGATTAGAGATATTGGAGCATCTGAAAAAAGGCCCTCAACCACCAGCATGTCAGGCTTTGCTTTGGCATGATCGGTAACAGGGGCTCCGTCCTCGACTGCATTTTCTGTTAGTTCTACTTCCCATTGGTGCTGTTCGGAGCTTACAAGTTGCAGCTTGAGTTTTTCGGCACCCTCCACCTGGGCAACTTCTACTCCTCCAGATCCCCCGGTTATAAATGACAATAGGCTCATTATTTCCTCAATTTAAAATGTACGAATTTCAGCATTTCAAATTCGCCCTTGCTAAGTTCAAAGACTTTCCCGTTTGAAAACTTCAACCGCACCTTGTCGATCTTTTTCCCCTCAGCTCCTACATGTCCTTTGTCGTCAAGAAAACAAACCGCAGTCAAATCAGAGCACCTGGCCGAGTGAAATACTTCGTCGATTTTCTCTAGCCGTTCCATCTAATAAGACACCTGAGGTTCAAAGTTTTTGCCTGCTTTCCGGACACTTTCTGCAATGGCTTTATAAGCCGCTTCGCCTACCTTCTTCCCTGTAACATTAGCATCTTCGCCGTCTGCTTGCTTGACGCTGACTTGAATATTGGGGGCGATATTTTGAGTGCTTTGACTTTGGTTTTTAACTTGGCTACTTACAGATTGCTGGGCCGAGGCAAGAACACCGCCTTTAGATCCAAGGCTGGGGTCATCAATCATATTCTGAGCTTCTGGCCCCATACTAAATAGGAAGTCACCTACCTTGCCCCCGGTTCCCACAAGCGATTCAAATAGGCTTTGAGAGTCAGCACCGGCGACCTGGCCGGCTGTGTCTCCAAAGATTCCCGAGGTCAATTTGTTAGCTACTAGGTTAGCGGTTTTCCCGAGCCAAACAAGAGAGTCATTGTAAATGTCTTCAAAGAAGCTGGCTATGTCGGCCCTAACTTCTGCAATCCAGTCCTTGACCATGCCTAGGTATTCGGCGCTCTTATCAAATAGAAATTCAAATAAAGATGGCCTTCCGTCTGCCCAGGCAAGCAGGTCATCTACAATTAAAATTATGGCAGCAACTACCAGTCCAGCCAGGATTACCCAACCGAACAGAGCCAAGGCTGTGAGCCCTACAGCCGCTGCAATGGCTAGAAAACCCTGTGCAATAAGGACAAGACTAACAACCACAGAGCCAGCTGATATTATGGCGAAGGCAACAGCAATGCCTTTTACTAATGGTACGAACCCGCCGAATACGCTTGAGACCTTTGCTACAACATTAAATAGTGAAAAGAAAAATGCAGCTACTTGTCTTAAAGCAACAATGAAGTCTTTGAAAAATGAGACCAGATTTTGTTTTATAAATTCCTCGTTGGTATCGAGCCATTTTCCAAATGTCAGGGCTACCTCTTTGGCTACAGGCAGAAGCTCCTTACCAACCGATATTGCGAAAATTTCGAGAGTGTCTTTCAGGTTAGAAATGATGCCTAGAAACGATTTTGACTGACGGATCATTAGGTTTGCAAATCGTCCGGTACCAGTGGTCAGCTTCTGGAGTGCCGCCTCTGTCATTTCAAAAGAAATTCCGCCTTTAGTAATCATGGCATCTATTTCTTTATTTGTTTTTCCGAGGTGTTCGGAGAGTGCGGCAACAATTCCGATACCGTTCTCAGTAAACTGGCGGACCTCAGTACCCATTAGCCGGCCCTTAGTAAAAACCTGGCCGAAGGCAAGAGATAGCATAGGCAGCCGGTGGCGACCTACAGCTGCCGACATGTTACCAAGCATATCCATGGTCCCAATGATCTTTTCAGCCTGTATCCCGTAGCCCAGCAGCTTCTGGGTCTCATTTACTAAGTTGGTAAGTTGGAAGGGAGTCTTTTTTGCGAAGTCTGTAAGGTCTTTTATTAGTCCGTGGGCCTTATCGACGTCACCAATTATGGTCTCGAAAGCAATTTCCCATTGCTCCATTTGGCCCGCTTTGCTTAGGAAATAACCCATTGCAGCCGTGGTCCCTGCAATGGCAGCAGTGAGGGCGAGAGCCCCCTTTGCCGTAAACATAACCGTACTTCTAAGTTGCTTGACTCCCATTTCGGCCTTTTTTAGGCCCGCATCGTTGACCTTAAAGCCCAACATGGTCGTCAATTCGCGTACTGTGGTCATGCCTTATTCTCCTTGGCTTTCTGTTCTAAGTGCTCATGAAGCTCCGCTTTGTAATCTAGTAGGTCGTTAGCGTCTAAAACGTCCTTCAATGTCCAGTGCCGCTTGACCTCATGTATGCTTCCTATTCCATCCAGAGCTGGACGCCACAAAAGAAACTCCCATGGTTCCAAATTGCCAGTATATTCTACTTCTGCAACTTGAGAGCCATCTTTTCGGGCAGAGAGTCTTTTAGCTCTTTTAAAAAATCCGAAAATTGGTACTCCGCTGCCGATGCAACAACCCTCATTAATAAACCAGGCTTACCGGAAAAATGTATTTTCCATTTACCGTCTGCCAATTTCTTTCCGTCAATGAATGTTTTGCTCATTAAGGTATCAACGAATTCCATCCAGACCTTTTCGGGCCAATTCATGAATAGCGTTTCAACTGCTTTAGAAATGTCGAGATCGGCTATATTCATCGATTGGATGTCTTCAGGGATGTCAGCCCCTTTTTTCCCGAACAGTGCTGCTAGTGAGGGCGCAATACCCTTCATGACTCGATATCCCCAAAGGGCTCCCTGCTCACCATTCAAAGCGAAAAACTCAAACTTGTGGTCTGAGATTGAGACTTCTTTGCTTTCTGTGCTCATTTATTTCTCCATTTTTGTTACTAAAAAAAACCACCTAAAAAGCTAAGCGCAAGCTGTGAGGGGCTAGCGCATCGCTATTTAAGTGGTGATCTAACCTAAGCCTGAGCCGCCGGTAATGGCGAATGCCCGCCTGCAAACACAACCAGGTTATGCGCTTCAAGTACCCATACATAGTCGTTGTCGGCTTTTCCTCTAGTGAGGTCGGGAGACTTAACGATCCATGCAGAAACTGTGGTTACAAGAGCATTGCCATTTTCGTCTTTCAACATAAACGGTAGGGCTCCAGCACTACTAATTGCATCGGCAGCTTCAAAAATAGCAAGTTGGTCGTTCGAGATAGATGACTGTTTTAAAGTAATCTCAATCCGTCCTGACTCGTTGTTGCTTTTATTTCTAATGCCTTCGCCATCAGCCCCAACAGAGAGGCTCCAGCGGTCTTCGTTTTTCGTAACCTTAATAAAGGTCTCTCCGAACCCTTCCATAATAGCGCCACCGTAAATGACGCTAACATTTTTAGGATCATAAGATTTTACTGACATTGGCCTCTACTCCTTTAAAGCGTGACACGGCCCGCTACCGTGACTTTGTTAATGGCTCCGGCTAACTGGGCGCTCCAAGTGACGTCAGGCAAGATTCTGTTGCCTTTGTCAGCCGACGAAATAGTGTTTATGTCAGGCACAGTCACAACGATCGAACCCTGTACAAACAAGCTGCGATCAACGCCGACCTGCAATGCAGCTCTAATTTCGTTTTCAACAACACCAATGCCCGCAAGGGTATAAGGTATTTTTTTGCTGTTAACCAATTTAGAGTAAATGCGTTCCTGCATTCTGGCGGCAACCCAGTCAATCCCGCGCATAATGTCGATGTACTCACCGCTGGCAACCCAGCCAAAACGAGTAATAGCAACGCCTGCTACCGTTTGGTAGTGGTTACTTTTCTTGGCTTCGGCAGCAGCTTCTTGAGTAGGCGTGAGGTCGTCAGCAGTGATTCCAGCTAGGTTTTTATATGCCCAGTTAATGGAACCAGGGTCTTCTGGCAGATTCAAACCGCACCATGCAGCCTCAGGATTCTCACTTGCAGTACCGCTGTAAATGTAGAACGTGCGGTCATAGTTTTTAGCATTAAGACGATAGGCTAGGTCAGTAGTCGAGTCTCCGTCGATAGTGCCTGCTTCGTTAACCCGTAGGGCCAACAATTTAGTGCGGGTCTCAACCCAAGCAGCAGCTTCCATGACGTGCTTTGCAGTGATATCAGCTAGAAACAGAACGTACCAATCATCGTCGCCTTCTGAAAGGTCGCTAAGCAATCCCTGGTTAGTCACAGCAGCAGTGCTGGTAGCAACAGTTCCCGAGTCCAGGTCGCCCTGGTCAGTCGATAGGATGCTTGCAGGGAATCCTTCAGCAAGGGTAATAGTGATTTCCAGGCCTGCAACGTTAGCAGAAACTACATCATCCAAGTCTTCCAAGGCAGTCGCGTGAGCGGCAATCGTGGTGCCCTCGTCAGAAGTGAAAGCAGTAGTAACCGTTTGGTCATTAATGACTGTTACTAAGCTTCCAGAACTAAGAGTACCCGCGTAGGTCAAGGTGTATACACCTGCTACATATGAGCCAAGTTTTCCGATTTTAATAGTCGTTGGCTTATTAGTCTGAGAAAACAAAGCAGCGGCCAAGGTGTATTCTCGGTCACTGGTAGCGAAGTCCTCTGCCACACCAAGTATGTCAGTGTAACTTCTGATTCCAGAAAAACCACCGTTGCTACCTACAATAAGCGGAACACCAAATCCCGCCTGTGAGACAACAGTGGTCTCTCTACTAATCGTAATATTTACGATGTTCGACAAAGTCATAATCGAATCTCCCTATGCTCGATCAATTTCCACGGTCTCAATCCAAGATAAAGTTTCAGACTGAACTTGTTCCGCATTACAAAACATATCAAAGCCAGCCCGTCTCTCATAGCCCGTACCTATAATGGAGGTCAGATCAGAGACTGCACCGACATCGTAAACCGAGACGTTGGCTTCTGCCAGTAAATCCCGGTTAACAACCAAATCAAATGAGCGCCAAAGGTTCCCGACCAAAGTAAATGCTTGGTCGCCGTACCCCTGAACGTTCAGAGTAAAATCTATATCCTGGACGTTTTCAAAGTCCCCATTTACCTCAGTATGGAGGCGCTGGCTCATCCCGTAAGTGCTGGCAGTCAGGATCTTTAAGCCGATATAAGAGAGGTCAGGTCGAGGGGCGTTCTGGTCCATCCAAATGACTCTAGCGGGCGTGACAATGGAGTCAGCCCACTCGTACAGCTTTGCTTTGATCTCGCTGCTATCAATCACCTACTCGCCTCATATACGCTTTGGAGTAACTGGCACAAATGAACCAGGGCTCGACGTGCTCAATTTGATACACTGCCCCGCGCCACTCTATTCTATCAGATGTCTGGGCAGATGACTGCCTAGCAGTGAAAACCTCGTTTTCAAGGTATATCGTGTAAATTACCGAGGCTCTTTGGCCTTCAGGAAGTTTTTCGAGATCTTTCCCCCTGGTAGGCTGAACACAGGCATCGGCGTTAATGTCTGTATCAGCTCCTGCAACCCACGAGCCATCAACATACGAACCCGAGGCCCTTTTAATGACAATTGGCTCTGTGAGGCCGTTTAGGACACTTGCTACATTCATTTTTTACCCCTTACCTGCCAAGTGATCGATTGCTTGAGCTGTCCGGTGTCAGTCAATATTTTCTGGTCTGAAATTCCAGGGCCGGTTTTCCCGCCTTTGTTTGTTTTCTGGTTTGCTCTTCTTGTCGTGAGGGCCGGCCACTTAGGGTTGCCCTCCTTGTCAAACTGGTCAAGCACCTTAGCACGAAAGTATTCAGCCATTCTGCCTAGGGCTTTCTCTGCCGATTTTTTTGCATGTAACACTTTGTTGTATTCGTTGGATACTACCTTAGCAATCCCCCGCTTGTTTGCATCGTGGGTCTGCCTTAAAAAGGATCTCTGAGGCAAATTAATGGAGGGGGCTCCGTATTCGTGGGCTGAGGCAACCTTTACAACCGTGGTTCCGGTGTCCTGGTAGGTTTTACCGGCGTCCTTTTCTAGGACGCCGATATAGGCAGCTTTATTTTCAAAGTTATGGAGTTCTTTTAGGATGCGGTCGAGTTCTCGTCGATCGTCTTTAAATTGTACTCCGTCCACTGGTATACCCCTGTGCGGTGACTCCAATCACTTTGGTACGTCTGATCCGCATGAATTCTCGTCCGTAACTGGTCTCGCTCAAGGTTTCAGCTGCTCCCTTAGCGGAGTTATTAGAATATTGAACCTCAATATCGCCCACCTTCTTCTTTACTATCTTACCAGCATCTCCCGAGCCCCGAAATGTAATGGTCATCATATGAGCGGCTAGGTACAAAACCGCTGTGTCATATAAGGTTCCAAAGACTGACTCTGAGAGGTACAGGGCTGCCCGGTCCAAAAAAACCTGGACAACACTGTCGTCTTTGGTAGCAAACTCAGGGGCAATTGATTCTTTGAGCTGTGTCGGAGTAGCTGCCATTCATTCCCTCATTTATTCTTCTTTTTTGGATTCAAAATATATTTCTTACGTTCCTCGATACAGTTTACCACTCCCATACGGGGCGTGTCGCAATCTAGCTCTCTTTCCTTCCATTCGTCCAGCTGCTTGACGTTGAATGTCTCCTCTACAACGTGTTTAGCCTTAGGGATCTCCAGGTCGTCCAGGCCCCCTTTGGCTTCGTCAAATAGCAATACGCTGTCCGTAATCCTGGCAGAGATAGCAGGAAGTTTTCGGGCAATTCTCCAGTCCCGTCGATCTACTTCATTCCAACCGCACCAGGGCTTCACAAATTGTCCCGAGGCTTTGCCGGCAGTCACTACCACATGATTTTCCATGTTCTTTACCAGGATAGTCATGGGTTCTTCTTTTTTCGTTTTCGTTTTAGTTTCTGTTTTAGTTGAGGCTGCTTCAGTCATCTTTTAAATCTCCATTTAAAAATAAAAAACGGGGGCTAAACGAAGCCCCCGAGCGTAAAAGCTATTCAAAATTTGGGGCACTAAGCTGTCTTAGATGCCTTCGCCCATAACGAATGCAAGTGGGTAGTAAATTAATACTCCGCCAAACTTCTGCTCGCAAGGCACTTCGTACTCAAATGCCTTAGGCTGAGCTTCGTGCTGCATGAAGTCCATAGGCACTTCCATCGTGATGTATTCTGGCTCAAAGGTTCCGACAACACAAACGCCTGTTCCGTTGTATCCAGCTGCTTTTAATTCAGGAACTTTCTCGATGCGAGTAATGTTACTGTTTCGCAGAAAATACTCTTTAACAGTGAGGTCGTTGCCGTCGCTTAGGCGCTTGCTGCTAATCAGGTTATGCTGAGCAACAGGCAGAAGCATCATGTTCGGGTCTTCTACATCGTCAGTCAATTCGCTTGGCATGTGAGCAATTGCAAACATGTCGTCCAGCATTTCTTGTGCAGATTTGTTGGCCCAAAGAGTCG